GACCCCCGGCGCGGAGGGCACCGGAGGCGGGGTGGAAGCGGACGCCGTGGTGAGGTTGGCGCTCGCCCACAGGGAGGTGTTGCTGCTGGTGTCGAAGGCCGCGACCCTCACGTAGAGGGCCACGCCGGTATTAAGCCCGTCGAGGAGGACCAGGTCCTCCGTGGTGACGAAGCCGCCGCTCCAGTTGCTGTTGTCGTAGGAGGTCTGGAGCAGGTAGTGGGACAGGTCGGTGAGTGCGGTGCCGTCCTGGTTCTCCGTGGGCGGGGTCCAGCTCGCCGTCACGCGGGCCCGGGTGGCTCCCTCGTTGGTGACGTACTGCACCGTGGTGAGGGTGAGCGCGGTCGGCTGCTTGGGCGGCAGGACATCGAGGGTGTCCCCGGTCGGGAGGTTGCCGACAGTGTCTTGGACGTCCTTGATTCCCAGCGGGGCGTAGACCGGCTTGGTGATGTCACCGCCGGAGAACTGCACCCACAGCGTCTGGCCGATCGGGGGGATGGTGTTGGTCGGGGAAGCGGGAGCGGCCCAGGCACTTTCGGCGTTTCCGAGTACCTGCGGAATGAGCAGCGTGACGCGGGCTTGGTTCAGCGGGTCCTGGTTGTTGGCAACACTTGCCCGGTACATTCCCAGCACCGGATCAGCCGACATTGATGTCCTCCAGAAGACTCGATTCCCAGAACTGCTTGTTCCTCAAGACGGCCGGGACGGTGTCAAATTTGAAACGCTTGTTCGCGTCACTCCGGAATGTTACCGCGTAGGGTTGGTCTCTTTCCGCATCCACGGTTGTCGTGAACAGCCATCCAGAATTGCTCTTGTCCCGGTTGATGACGTGCTTGGTACTCGTCACCATCCACCGGCCCTTGTTCTCTGTGGAAACGGAATTGCCTCCGATGCCGATCAGGGTTCCCGGTGAGACCTTCGCCGTGCCGTAGACCGTGGCCTGCATGGTGACCCAGCCGCGGGACGCGAGCGTGCGGGCCTCCATGAGGGCCTGCGCGTCGGCGTAGTTGTCCACGGCCCGCGCGGTGGTGATGGTGTTGAGGAACGCGGTCTTCCCGGAGACGGCAGCGGACGATGCCTTGATGACCTTGCCGGTCTTGGCGTCGAGTCCGGAAATCGCGGAGGTGCCGGTCGTCCCATTGCTGCGCGGAATCATCGTCCCGGTGAGAATGGAAAGGCTCTGGAGGTTGTCCTGCACGCCGTCCTGCTGGTTCTTGGAGAACACCGGAATGTCCTGGGTGCGCTGCCCGACGAGGAGAATGCGCGGGTCCAGGAAATACAGGGTGGAGCCCTCGACCCAGAACCGGTATCCCGTCTCTGCCGCGAGATTGGAGATCAGTTTGAAATCGGATTCACCGGACTGCGCCCAGTACGTCAGGCGTCGGGCGGACGGGGAGATGACGGTACGCAGCCCGTTCTCCCGGCCCACCTGCCGCACGATTGACGTCGGGGAGACGTTCTTCCAGGACCGCGTCCGCTGGCTGTTCATCGGCAGGGTCGTGCCGATACAGACGTAGCGGACCACGACGTGCTGCGCGTCGGCAGACGCCAGCGCGGTGGAGTGGTGGACGTAGCCGTACCAGCGCACCATGTCCCTCGGGGCGCGGCCGTAGTCGAGCACGACGGGGGTCAGCTCGTCGTAGGGCTTCTTCGAGGTCGGGCGCGTGGAGATGTCGATGATGGCCATGGAGTGCACGCCGTAGCCCTCGCGGACCTCGACCCGCGAGATGCTTCCGGTGACTGCGCCGGTGCCCATGATCAGGCGCGTGATGGGGGGTCGCTCAGACACTGGGGATCCTGATGGTCTGGCCCGGCACCAGGACGTCCCACGTCAGGATCTCGGGGTTCGCGTCGGCGATGTGCCACCACAGCAGCGGGTCGCCGTAGTAGTGCTCGGCGAGCAGGTCGATGCGGTCCGAGGACACCACCTGGTGGTAGGTGAACGTGAAGGACCACTCCTGCTGCCGGCCGGGCACGATGGTGAGGTTGGTGCCGCGCGCGGAGGAGACCAGCGCGAGAGCGGAGTCCTTGTAGCGTGAGGTCGCGGAGATCAACGGCCGGCCTTTCCGGTGTTGTTGGCGGGGTTGAGGATGCTCGGGTTGCTGTAGTCCGGGATGATGGGCGTGGGCACCGGCCGAGCCGTGCTGCAACTGTTCCTCGGGAGCAACTGCATGGTCACGTTCACCTGGCAGCGGGAAGGGACCATGGACGTCGTCCAGTGGGTGTACTGGACGTCCAGTTGCTGGATCACGCCGTAGTAGTCGAGGAAGTCACCGAAGACGACGTACACGGGCACCCAGAGCATCGGGCCTGTGGCGCCCTTGGTGAACGAGCCCTTGGAGAACGATGTGTCGGTGACGGTGTCGTCGGCTTTGCCGTCAACGGTGATGGTCGTCGCGATGCCGGTGATCTTGTACAGGGACAGGATGTCGTAGCCGACACCCATGGTGGCCACGTCATAGCGCGTGGACCCGGACAGCTTCGTCGAGTCCCACAGCTCGTAGGTGCGGTCGAAGAGCAGGCTGAAGGACACCGTCTGCTGCAACGGCAGGATCGCGGTGCCCTGCGAGACGTCGTTCGGGTCGATCGCGTTCTGGTCCGCGAGCACGTTCGTATTGATCGAGTGCGAGACGGACACGACGCTGGGGTTGTACAGGAAGTTGCACCGGTAGCGGGTGCCCTTCACCGCCGACTCCTGGATGATCCATCCGCGCGTCAGACTCTGGTTGTAGTCGCCGCTGTATACGACTGTGGGGATGGACGTGATCCGGGGGTCGAAGGATCCGTTGTCGACAATGCTGGCGCCGGCCATCAGACGGCCAGCCAGGTATTAAGACGCATGGTTAGTTCCCTGCCGCGATGAGGTTGATCCGGCTGTCCTCGGCCAGCGCCGTCATGAACTGCGTTGCCGCGTCACGGGCGGACTGCTGGTCCATCACGCCCTGGACCTGGATGACGACGGAGCCGGAGGAGAAGGTGACGTTGGCCGCCCTGGCGGCCGAGGTATTAAGCCCGCCGGCGAGTGGGGTGTTGTTCGCCAGTGCCTGGCGGACCGCCTCAGCCTGCGCGGCCGGGATGATCATCTCGCCCTTGTGGACGCGGGCCGTCTGGTCGACGTCGATGTTCGTCGAGCCGACCGCGTACCCCTTGTACTTCCCGCCGTTGGCCATGGACTTGATACCGGGCACGTTGTCCAGCGAGTGGTAGCGCGACTCCGCGTAGCGCACGCCCGCGATGATGTTGTCGACGGGGTTCCAGATGTCCTTGTGCCCCTTGATCGACCACCGGCCGAACGTGCTGTCGATCGTCTGCATGATGCCCTTGGACGGGTGCCCGGCCTTGGCGTTCGAGTCCGTCCTGTTGATCGCGCGGGGGTTTCCGCTGGACTCGTGCATGATCATCGTGTTGACGATGCTCTCGTTGCGCTTGCTGTCCTGCTTCAGGATCCCGAGCGCCGACTTGATCCACGTCTTGACGTTGCCCGTGGGCATCGCGCCCGCGGGGACGTCGTCACCGGAGGAGTCACTGGAGGACGAGTCCTTGCTGCTCGTCGAGGGACCGCCACCGGACTGGACCGTGGTGATGCCGGCCGCGATGGCGTCGGCCTCCTCCACGGAGCCGTACGAGCCGACGTCACCGCCAAAGCCCATGGTGGACAAGCGGTTGGAGCCGGAACCGGCCGTGTCCTCGGTGTCGCTGCCGATGTCGCTCATGCTGCCGACGGAGCCGAGGATGCGCACCGCGTTCGTGAACTCGCTCGGCCTGTAGGAGCGGACGCGTACCACGGAGCCGGTGTGCGGCGCTTCGATGATCTTTCCGCCGCCGATGCACATCACGACGTGGTGAGCCGGATCGCCGTTGAAGAGCAGGTCGCCCGGCCGGGCCTCGGTCAGCTTGACCCGCTTGCCAGCCCTCTGCTGCTGCGCGGCCGTACGGGGCAGGTTCACGCCGATCTGACGGAACGAGTACTGGAGCAGGCCGGAGCAGTCGAAGCCCTTCGGACTCGCCCCACCCCAGACGTACTTCACGCCCAAGTACTTCATAGCGACCTTGATGACGGCGGAGGCCGTCTTGCCCGCACCGTTCGTGCCGGTCGCCTTGGCGCCGGACTTCTTGCTGCCCGTCGCGGACGCCGCGCTCTTGCCGCCACCTTCCCCGGCACCGCCCCAGAGGCTGGTGGCGAGGCCGATGCCACCACCGATCACAGCGCCCACGGCCGTACCGACACCGGGCGCGATCATGGTGCCGATGGCGGCGCCCGTCAGGGCACCCGAGGCGGTGGCCACACCAGCGTGCGCCCACTTGTTCTTCTTCGGGTCCTTGACGTACTTGTCCACCAGCGGGTCGCCGACCATCTGCACGCCCATACCGGCTATGCCGTACGCACCGCCCCGCATCATGCCCGCAGCGCCGCCGCGGAGCATGCCAGCGCCCGCCAGGCCGGCCTCACCGGTTCCGGCCGCAGCCGCGCCGCGACCACCGAAACTGATGAGCCCGCCGCCACCACCACCAGCGAGGCCGCCGAGGCGGCCGACGGTTCCCAGGCCGCGCGCCATGCCGTACATGCCCAGCGCGCTGCCGGCTGCGGAGCCCACCATGGACATGGCGCCCCCGGTGTACCCGATGGCGCTGTCCAGGCCGGTGGACTTGAGGAAACTCTGGACGCCCCGGGTGAACGAGTTGAGTGCGCTCGTCGCGTCCTTCAGGCCGTTGGAGAACGAGTCGGAGGTGTACGCCTGCTGGTTGTCCTGCGTGTTCTGACGGTCCAGCAGGGCCTGCGCGTCGGAGTCGCCGAGCTTCCAGTCCGACAACTTCTTGCGGGCACCCTTGTCGCCGTTGTCGATCTTCTTCATGGTGGACGTGTAGTCGCTCATCGACGCGCCGTTGATCTGCGCGGAGGCCATACCCGTCAGTTCGGTCTGAACCTGCCTGGCCAGACCCGGGTCGAGGGTCGAGGCCAGCATCTGGTTCAGCTTGGAGTTGGGGCTCTTGATCGTCGCGGTGAGCTGCGCCCGGTTCTTGATGGCGCCCAGCCCGTACTTCTGGAACACCTGCTGGGCGATCTGGCGAGGGTTCTGACCCTTGCCGTTCTTGATCGTCTGGATGCCGATGATCTGGGCGCCGTAGTAGGACGACGGGTTCCACGCGGCAGCAGCGCCGGCTGAGCGCTGGGCCTCGGACTGCGAGGGGTCGAGGTATCCGGCCGACTTGACCCAGCTCCAGTTGGAGTTGAAGGTGCTGGAACCTGCCGAGTTGTACCGGGCCAGGGTCGTGTAGGCCTGCGCCGCGTCCGTGGTGGAGAACGCGGTCATGTTGTTCACGCGCATCTGGTTGATCAGTGCGCTCTTGGACACGTTGGTGCCCACGGCTGCCTGGTAGGCAGCCGTGTCGAGCATGACCTGGTCGCCGAGCTGGCCGGTCGACCACTTGTACAGGCCCTGGAGGCCACCCTTGAGGGAGTACGGGTGGCCCCCGCTGGCCGCTCTGGGCTGACCGGGGACCGCGGCCCCTCCGCCCTGGCCGCCGTTGTTGGCCGCTCCGCCCCCCTGACCGTTCTGGCCGGAGAAGGAGGCGCCACCACCGTTGGGCGTGCGGGCCCAGGAGTAGCCGGCCATGCTGGTCCGGGTGCTTCCACCGGGCGCGGTAGTGGGTGCGTCCGCACCGCCGTTGGCGCGGCCGTGGGCATAGTTGCTGGTGCCGTTCCAGATGTCGTTGGCGAGCATGCCAAAGCCCCGGGCCCCATGTGGGGTCCCGGAGCCTTGACCGTTCCAGCCCTGGTAGGCGCCCTGGCCCGCGGCCTTGAACTTGGCCCCTGCCTCCTGGAGGCTCTTGCTGAGGCCTTCGATGTTCTTGGTCAGGTCCGCGATGGCGTCCTGGGCCTTGTTCCAGCCCAGGAGTGGTCCCTGCCCTGCCACACTGCTTTCGCTAGCCATTCCCTGCCTCAGCAATCCGCCTATTGCGCTGCGCCTTGAACCACCTCACCCAGTGAAGGCGTTCACGTACGGTCAACCGGCGAATTTCGCTGAGGCTCCAAGCCGGGGATAGCTCGACTAGTTGCTCGTATTCAAAGTACGTGTCGTGGTAATTACAGGCCCTGAAACAGGTCCCCCACTCGGATGAAGAGGGGGACCTCCTTTCCGCACGAATCGTGCGTGAACTTCACACCATTGTATTGGGGACCCGGCTGGTTCTTCTCAATGGCATCGAGGATGGACTGGCGGTCCATGAGGCCGAGAGAGCGGGCGAAGTCCGGGTTTCCACTGACGGCCTGTTCGCTGCCGTCCGCCTCGACGACGGAGATGATGCAGCGGGAAAGCAGAATGGTGTTCTGCTCGGAGTCGCTGGCACGGTCCATGATGGCCAGGAGCGCTTCCTGGTCGGCGCCGACGGGGAGGCGGACGAAGGCGGTGCGGCCCTTGCGCAGCGGCACCTCGAAGGTCCGCTTGGAGGGGTCGTCCAGGCGCCGGATCGGGATCTCATCGAGGGTGACGGTGAGGGTGAACTCCTCGGCGCACCACGGACAGGAGTACTGGTCCCAGACGATCTCGTCGCCGTAGGTGGCCCGCCGGATCTCCAGGAGGAGCATGTCGCGGTCGCCGAGCAGCAGCTCGGACAGGACGGACGGGGAGGCGAGGAGGCCGGCGACGCCTACGGTGCCAGCCTGGAGCAGGGTGGCAAGGAACTTGCCGATGCCTCCGGAGCGGGCCTTGGTCAGGGCTTCCTCGTCGGCGCCGGTCAGTTCGCGGACCTCGGCGTCGTAGCGGACGGAGGCGTAGTCACCACCCCGGACGTAGCCACCCGGCAGGCTGAAGTTGCCGCCTGCCGGGTGGCTGATCGAGGGCTTGGCGACCTCTCCCTGCGTGGCTTCGGACAGAAGCGCGGAGATCTGCGCATTGGCAGCCGCAGGGTTGTCGAGGGGGTTGGTGTACCCCTCGGTATTAAGGTCGGTAGCCACGGATTTTGCTCCTAGTTAGTAGGGCGTGAATTACTTCTTCGAGTTGAAACTCACCGCAGTCGAGCCTACCTTGCTCGCCAACTTGAACTCGAATCCCTCGTGGGCGAGGGTCATCTGCTGGACGACAATTGCGTTGGCGCCGGCGTCGAGGTCGGAGAAGGCTACCGCCGTGGGCCACGCATTGTAGATGCGGAATGCAGCCTTGGCGGGGGTGGTGCCCTTGGTCACCGGGTGGTCGAGGATGTAGACGTCGACCATGGCGCGGAATTCGTCGCCGGCCGCGCCGTTTCCTTCGCCCTGCATGACGGTGAACAACTGGCGCATCCAGTCCATCATTGCGGAGTCGCCCACGACGAGACCCTTGGAAAGGGTGATGGGGGCAAAATCGGACTGTCCGGGCATTTTCTGCGTAGTGGTATTCATTCCGCCTTCTCGGTACGGAATGACCTCCGTCGTGACGTTCAGTCCGGAAACGGACATGAAGCCCATGCGGGCGAACGTCTTGAGCGTCGGGTGCTGGATCTGCACCTGGAACTTGAAGTTCCGGAGCGGGTCCGAAGCGAGCCGGGCGATCGAGTTCGTGGTCGTAGCCATCAGTCAGGGGCCTCTCAGGAAGTGGTCTCGGTAGCGGTCGACCCACCGGAGTACTGACCGATCTGGATCACGATGTACTCAGCAGGCGTCTGAAGGGCCACGCCGACCTGGATGTTGACGGTGCCGCTCGCCACGCTGGCGGGGGTGTTGTTCGTGGAGTCGCAGACGACGAAGAACGCCTCGTCCGTGGTCGTGCCCGCGAGAACGCCGGTCTGCATGAGCGTCAGCAGGTACTGCGTGGCGAGCGCGCTGATCTGGTCCCACAGGATCTGGTCGTTGGGCTCGAACACGGCGAAGCGCGTGAGGTCGAGCAGACCCTTCTTGATCAGCATCAGCGAGCGCCGGATGCTGACGTAGCGGTCCGGCATGTTGATCGACAGGGTCCGCGCGCCGTAGATGACGAAGCCGGTGCCGGGCAGGGACTTGATGACGTTGATGCCGGAGACGTTCAGGCTGTCCTGGTCGTCGTTGGTGAAGCGGAACTGGACGTCCAACACTCCCTTGAGCGCAGTGTCGACGCCGGCCGGGGGCTTCTGCACGCCGCGCGAGGCGTCGGTACGGCTGTACTGGCCGAGGACCGCGCCACCCGGAGGCAGCAGACGGGACGAGCCGGAAGCCAGCGTCGCCGGGTCGTTGACGATCAGCCACGGCCCGTACACGGCCGCGTGGGAGGACGACGCCAGCGCCGAGCCACCCGAGGACATGCCCTGGAGCGCGAGCGCGTAGGAGTGCGCGTTGTCGGAGGCCAGCGGCTTGACGCCGTCCACGACGACGAACACGTTGCCCTGGGTCTGTGCCCACGAGACGACCGGGTTCAGGACCGTCGCGTCGGAGACACCGGGGATGTTGAGGACCAGGTTGTCCTCGACGACCTCCAACCGCTTGGCGGCCGTCTCCAGGTTGACCGCGGCCACACCGTCGGCACCGCCGGCCAGCGGAACGCCGGCCTGGACGACGGGGCCGTGGTTCGCGGCCCAGGCGGTATTAAGCAGGCTCTGGATCTGGACGTAAGACGAGCCGGTCACCGGGGAGTTGATCAGCGCCTGCGCGTTGCGGGAGTCGGACGGGTCGAGCGAGACGTCCGGGAAGCGCTCCTTCAGGTACGCCGTCGTGGTTCCGCCCACGTACACGTACAGGTCGAACCGGCCGGCCCCCGTCGCACCCGCCGCGATGTCGACGTAGATCTTGTTACCCCACGTGCCGGGCGAGATAGCGGTGATCTTCAGGGTGTCCTTGGCGACCGTCTCGGTGTCCTGGAGCGTGACGGACGCCGCGACGGCATCGCTGGCCGCGGCGCGGACGATGTAGGCCTGATTGCCACCGTTGTTGAAGTAGGACCAGACGGCGAACGGCAGCAGGTCGGAGGTGTCGCCGAAGCCGCCGTAGGCCGCGACGTACTGCGACCAGGACGAGACCAGCGTCGGCGCCAACGAGCCGCCCTGCTTGCAGGTGCCGACGAACGCCGCCACCGACTCGCCCGGGGTGCTCACGGCCTGCGCGAGCGGGGTCAGCGTCTCGCTGACGTAGACACCGGGCCGCTTGTAGACAGTCATCAATTTCTCCTGGGTAAGGGTGAATTCCTGGGGTTACGAATCCTTGTTCCGGATCACGGTCGGATTACCTGTTCCGAGAAGTACTCGAAGTCCAGAGCCACGGTCTGCGCCTTGACGTAGGCGTCGGCGACAGCCGGGAGCATTTCGCTGGAGACAGAGATCAGATATTCGCGACGGAACAGGCGCTTCCCGTTCTCGTCGCGAACGTCGGCCAGCTCGGGGCCACCGAGAATGTCCAGCCGGCGCACAGTGCCATCCTCGGGAACCTCCAGAAAACCGAAACGGGCCGGGAGGTAATCGCGCTGCATCACCGCGGAGGCGAGAGCAATGTCGTGCTCCGCCAGACGCGTGAACACAGACACCCGGTAGCGGAGGTCGTACGGTATGGGGAACTCCACCAGGTACGGGGAGTCCGCCACCGAGATCTCCGTGGCACCGTCCTCCCACCAGCGCGAAGTCCCCTCCGGCGCGTACGGCAGGAAGGCCTGACCACGGTGCTCGCGGTCGTCGGCCTTCTCGATCCCCGCGTGCTCGATAACGACCAGCGGGAACGTCTGCTTCGCCAGCTCGGTCTCAGGAATGCGAAAGCGCACCGGGACAGGACGTCCTTCCGGCGCATTCGCATCGTCGACAGTGAGGCCCTGAAGTTTCGCCTTTACGGCGCGGTCCTCATTGATGAGCCATGGCAAAGGGGGCCTCGCGGGATCTCGAACAGCGGAAGTCTTCCGCCAATCAGGATCCCAAGAAAGCCGAGGAAGTTTATAAATCAGGCAGGCTGCGACCAGTGCGCGAACTGCACATCATTGACCAGTTCGTCGGGCTTCACCTGGACGGCTTCGATGCTGA